TTTCTGTACCATGCTTTCTGCAACATCACTTTTTGCAATATCAAGTTGAGCATGTCCTGCAGAATACAAAGACCATTTATAATCAAAATATGCTTGATCTTTATTTAAAAAATTACAGCCTTCTATACCATTTTCAAATTCTGAAGGAATTCTGTCATTGGGTACATATTCTTCTACTCGTTGCTTTGATATAAATGTGTTATAAAACCCACTTATACTAGGAAGAAAAACTGCATAATCTTTATTACTTTCTGTTAAATTTTTACGTGATTTCATTTATTCATTGCCGGTAAAATATAATTATATACTGCAAGGCCACTATCAATACTAATTTGCAAAGCACCTTGATCAGAAATATTCATAACACAAGCACCACTCATACCAAGTTTAAGAATAGCCAATACTTGATGTAATGGCCAACTCCAATGTTGTTTTAATTCGCCGTCGACATTTCTTGCAAATATACGTTTACCCGCATGTCCATTACCGTCGTCGGTTCCGACACCAACAACAAGATTTCCATTTTCTGTTCTAACAGAAAAGGTAGGTTCGATGTTTATATAAATGCCTGCAATTTGAGCAAGTTCTTGAACTGCTACTTTTGATGGTTCAAACGAAACATTCCAATTAACCCCTCTGAACGTTACTGTTTTAAGTTGCTGTTCAACAACTTCTTTACTCATAAATCTATACTGATCAGTATTACCATATTGGTCTTCGAATGTTAACGATTCAGGTGCTTCATGACCATTTCGTTCTCTGGTTTTTACATTAATTACTGCTTCGTCTGCTTTATATCCATCAAGATTAACAATACCATTTAAAAAGCCTAAATTACCCATACCAAATTCCCCAATAAGCTCAGGTACTGGATTAGTAGTTTTGGCATTCAATATAACTGTTCTATCAGTATCCATTGCCTCAAACAAAGTTTCTGCATCTGTTCCTGTTACTTTTACGTGTTCTATGAAACCTAAGCCGGCAGTATGATCGACTAGGTCTAAAAGAATATCTTTCATAAGTCTCCTTTAGATAAATTAATTAGTTAATATATTATAACATGCCGAACGGCTAATGTCAAGTTAAAATTTTGATATAAATCGTGCTATAGGTTGAACAAATGGTAATAACATCACAGCCATGAGGGTATTCACTCCTGTATGTATAAAAGCTATCTGTTTAGTTATTCCTGTGGGCATTCCATCACTTACCATTATGCCGGCAAGCCATATTGTGCCTGTCGTTCCTATATTCGCACCCAAAACAGCGGCAATCGCACTTGGAAGTGGTAAGGCGCCGGAAGCAACTAGTCCGATGATTGCAGTTGTAGAAAGTGACGAAGATTGCCAGAGGAGGGTACATCCAATTGCTCCAAAAAACATCCAGATGGGATTTCCTAAAAACCATTCAAGATGTTCTAAATGGCCCATAGATTTCATGCCACCTGAGAACATTTTAAGTCCAATGTAAAAAATTATCAAACCTAATACGGTTTGAAATACTGGGTTATTAAATTCCATGAAGCCTCCTTTTTTATATTTCCACGAATCGTAGAGTTTTCTATCATTTTTTTTCATAAATATTATTTATTATATTCTTGATCAATATAATCTTCTAACCAAATTTTACCACACCCTGCTTCGGATTGTTCTATGGTTTGTTCTATATTTTCAAGAATTTCATGTGGAATTTGTTTGGTATAGTCTTTAATCATGATATCGATATAATCGACATATTCTGTAAATGTCATTCTATGTAATCTCAAATAATGTGTTAAATGTATTTGTACTTTCGGTATCTTTAAGATCCCAATCAAGTACTCCTATTAAATTGTCTATCTTTTTATTTATTATGGAATTTTCCATTCCACTATGATCAAATGGAAGATCTTTATACCATTTGGGTAAGTGTAGTTCGTCTATTGGATATGCTATAGATGTCATGCCCATCGGATTATTTTTTAGTTTACAAACAATAGTTTTCATTCCATCTATAATTTGCATTGAATAATTATCCGAATATGCCTTACGTAACCTATTCCAATTAATTGAGGCCATTACATGACCAACTCCGCATTTGCCTGTTCTATCATATAATTTTGTGTATTTTGTAAGATTATTTACACGTTTTGGCGTGCCTTTCTCCCAGCCTGGTCGGTTTTTAAATTTATCTCTAAATTCTCGTATTTTATCTTTTACTTCTGGTGGGTTTTTACCATCTAGTACATCAAATAAAATTTCTTCTAAAAATCGTTGCATAAACTCAGGAGTATCACTGCGTTTTAAATCTAAACCCATGGCTTTGAGTTTACCTGACTGTCCTTCGGCATCTTTGCGGTTGCCCTCTTCATCATATACCAAGATACCATATCTTTTCTTTTTAATGAACAATCCTTTTGTAGCAACAATTTCTCTTGCGGCTTTTATTAGTTGTCCGCTTTCTAAAGTAATACCAAATGCTTTGTTCATATACTTCGGAAATGTAGAATTTACTTGTTCGCCTATTACATCATATAATTTAATTGCTTTTTCTTTATCCCAATCTACTATTCCGTTTTCTATATCTTCCTTGAGAGAATATATAGCAGTATAATACACACTATCAGTATCACCATAAATGATAGATGATCCAACATGATTGTATTCTCCTGTAAGTACTTTGTTAACTTCTGCGGCCATATGCCTTGCAATTGACCTACCAGTTAATGTTACACTTTGGCCCATCCTTAGGTCAAAAAATCTTGATCCCTTATTTAAAATAGCACCATATAAACTATTTAAGTTAATTTTTTTAACGAGCTGTCTTTTATCCCAAAATTCTATCCTTCTTTTGTCGTTATCATCTATTGCTTTTTGCAAATTTTTCTGCATTTCTTTACGTTCAGCATACCACCGCTCAAGTAAATTAGGAATAATACCTTTGTTATCATATCTAAACATTGTACCATTTGCAGATATTCCCCAAGAATTACCTTGGTTATGGATCAAATCATACAATTCAGCACCAGTGTATTGATCTGTATTACCATTCTCCCAATCGACTGTAATTTTTTCTGCTATATCGCGTTCTTGTATTAAATCATATTCTAATGTATTAAATATCCCTTCCCATGCTTCTGCAAATGTTGCTTTATTGCTTATTTTTTCACGCACCATTGCATGTGTTTTATCTAACCGACATTGTCCTATAATTGTTTCGGGACCCATATTTAATGCACGAATTACACTCGGATACAGTGAATTTAAATCCATAGAGCCTACCCAATCATGCATTCCTACCTTTGGTTGTGCTACATAAGCACCTGCCGCAGTATCAAATTCTTCATCTTTATTCTTCTTTTTATCTGGTACTTGTAGTCCTTTACTATGTGCTTCATTTATAATTGCTTGGTCACTTACTACTACAGCCCCCATTGTTGTTTGCAGTAATACAGTATTAGCATGAGCAAGCACATTAGCGAGATCAATAAACTGTAGTTTATCATCCATCTTTTTAAGCATCATTGTATCTTGTCGATTATATGCAATAAACTTTTCATAGTCGTTATTATATAATTGATCAAGGGTACCTTCATATGGAATCTTACCTTCGCCTATTTCATATTCACCTACAGCATCTAATCTATAACTATGCATTTCATGATATGTATATTTACGATACAATTCTAAATAATCTAAATGTACTCTACCTATTAAATCATATGTTTCTAATTCTCTACCATATTTTTCAAATTCTCTTTTGCGTGGATATTGATCCCACAAACAAAAATCTCGCATACGTTGTTTGCCTAATATCCTCGCAACTCTGTTTACTGTATACGGTATATCATATCCTTCACTATTCCAACCACTAAGAATATCAGCATCTTCTATCAATAATAAAAAATCGTCCAATAATTCTTCTTCTGTATTAAATAACAAGGTGTTGCTAAACTTATCACATATTACTTCTGCTTCTTCCCGAGTAATTGTCTTAGGACGAATTGTTAATGTTATTAATTCTTCTATCCAACTACACCATAAAGTAATAGAATTAATCATAGAAAACGGATCCATAGGATCAGCAAATCCTTTATCAGAATTAAAATCTACTTCTATATCAAAAAAACACTTATTAAGATTGGGAGCTTCTTTACCTAAATAATTTTCTTCTAAACAACGAAATACTGGATTAATATCAGATTCAAATAATTGTTTATCTGAATGAATTTTCTTTTCTAAACGAAATGTTTTTCCACTGGTGGTGCTAATTCTAGTTAATGGCGAACCAAATATAGAACGATACTTTCCTTTTACATCAGGATAATAGAAAATATATTTGGCAGGATATGTTTTAAATTCTCGCTTTTTTCTAGTTCGCTCTACTGTGTATATAGCGTCTTTTTCTCTATCAAAAAATGCGTCTACGTAACTCATCGGCGTATTTATTATGACATTCTTGTGAAGGATGATTATGTGGTGCGATGGCATTTAAGTCTTTTGCTAAATCCATAATACCACAATAATTTGAAGTTTTGTTTTCTAAAAAAATAAACTTTGTCCAATCTATTAATTCGTATAATGATTTTATACTACCAATTATAGCATCTATAGCAGGATTGTCTACAAATAAATTAAAAATATACTCATCGTTTATACATAACGATTTATATGAAGGGAAACTCATGCTATAATTTATATTTAAAGATTCTAAATGTAATTGAGTAAAATATATATTATTCAATGTATTATATATTCCTGCATAATCAGAATAAAAAAACTTATGATATAATTCTATAAACTTCTTGGCTTCTTGTTTGACTGGTTCGGCCCAAGGACCTATAGTAATAAAAAGTTTGTTGGATTCTTTTGTATCTTTAGTATAAGGCGAATTATGTGTTATATTCTCTACTTGTAAAAATTCTATCCTATCATTATAGGTCCAAGCAACCATAACATAATTAGGACGATGAACTGTACTAAAATTAATACAATATCGTCTAATACCGCAATTAGATAATCCTGTCCATGAAAGATTTGTTGCACCTAATTGCGCTGGCCAAGCAAATTTACTAGGATCATTTTTGGATTCTTCAAATGGAATATCTTCTAGTTCGTCGCCAAATGTTATTGAATCGCCAAAAACAATAAATTGGTTCATGCAGTTCGGCCGACTGCTTGTAATACATCCTCGACTGCTTCAAAATCATCTTGCGACTGTTGATAGGATGCTTTGTGGGCTATTTTAATTGCTTTGTTTAAGGTAGCCGCTTTAATCTCCATTTCTTGAGCAATGGCTTTAACTGTGTCGCCTAA